TACGCAGCCCAGCAGGAGTTCATCGGCCCGATCGTCGCGCCGGTGCTCAACGTCAACAAGCAGACCGGCCTGTACTGGGTCGCGGGCAAGAACAACCGCCTGCACGACATCAGCCGGGCGCCCCGCGACGAGTACAAGGTCGTGGATTGGAGCTACTCGACCAGCACCTACGGGTGCAAGGGCTACGGCGCCAAGGCCCTGACCGACATCGAGTCGCTGAAGAACGCCGACCCGATGGTCGACCCGGAGCAGGACGCCATCGCTGCCGTGGTCGACGAGGTCATGATCAACGCCGAGTACCGCATCGCCAGCAAGCTCTTCTCTGCGAGCGTCTTCACGCAGACGAGCGCCCTGTCGGGCACCGCGCGCTGGGACAGTACTGCTTCCGACCCGTGGGGTAACCGCGTGACCGCCAATGCGGCCGTGCGTCCCGCCACCGGTCACAAGGTCAACACGCTCATCATCAGTGACACCGTGTGGGAGTACCTGCGGCAGCTGACCGCGATCAAGAACGCGATCTTCGGCAGCACGGGCCCCTACGGCGTCCCGACGCAGGCGCAGGTCGCCGCGGTGCTCGGCATCGATCGCGTGATCGTCGGCCCCGGCACCTACTACAACGGCACGACCTTCGTCGACCTGTGGGGCAAGAGCGCCCTCTGGGCCTACTACCCCAAGTCGGTCAGCGAGAACCGTGGCCGGATCATCGTCCCGATGCGCACCGTCGTCTGGAACGTCGACGGCGTCGGTCGCTTCCAGGTCTCTCAGCCCTGGGAAGACCGCGATCGTCGCAGCTGGGCGCGCTACGTCGACGACTACACCGACGAGCTCGTGGTGTGCGCCGCCGCCGGATACCTGTTCACCACGGTCATCAGCTGACCAACGACGCAGTAACGGATCGGGGGCCGGGTCAAAGCCGGCCCGGCCCCCGACCTTCGAAAGGAGTTGCAGAAGCATGCCGTACGTAGCAAAGACGAAGGTCGACGCAGGCGAGTTCGTCGTCTACGACGTCGGCGACGTGCTACCCGACGAGATCGTTGACGAGGGCATGGTCGAAGCCGGCTCCGCCGAGCTACTCACCGACAAGCAGTACGAGGCGCTGGCCGACTCTGACGTCCATCGCAAGAGCAACAAGCAGCTGCGCCAGATGTGCGCCGAGGCGGGCCTCGAGGCCACCCCGCGCATGAACAAGGACGAGCTGCTCGCCCTGCTCGAGGGCGGCGGGGGCGAGTAAGCCGCAATGGCTGACTACTGCTCGCTCAGCGAGGCCCTCGCATTGATTCCGAACGTCGGCACGCTGAGGAACGCCGTGGCCTACTCGGCCGGGCCTCCTATCGTCCCGGCCGTCGTCGCCACCGTCCCCAGCCTCGCGCAAGCCGCGATCCTCCTCGCGCAGACCACCGCCGAGATCGACAGGCGCCTGCGTGGCCAGGGCGCGGCTACGCCTGCGGTCGACCCTGAGGCGCTTGAAGCGCTGAACCCCATCTGCGCGAACGGCGCTGCGGCAAAGATCGCCAAGGCTAAGTGGCCGTCGGGGAGTGGCCCCGGCGGTGACGGAGGCGTGGTCGCTTCCCTGCGTGAGGACTACAAGGACGGGCTCCTGGACATCGACAAGGGCCGCCTAGGCATCGACTTGGAGGGGTCCGGCACCAGCATCGCCTTCGACTTCGACGACTACTCCGACGTGCCTACCACGACGTGGAAGCAGACCAGCAGCGAGGCGCCGTTCTGATGGCTGGCCCCGGACTGCTCATCGACCTGCACGCCGAGCCGCCCATCGAGGGCATGAAGTTCGCCCTCGACAAGGCGGCTGGCAACGTCTCCAACTTCACGACTCTGCTGGAGGGCTTTGGCGACATCTTCAAGCACCTCATGATCAGGCAATTCTCTAGCGAGGGTTCCCTTGCCGGCGGCTGGGCAGGCCTCAGCGAGAAGTACGATGCCTGGAAGCAGGAGCACTACCCAGGGCGCCCCATCGGCGTGCTCTCTGGAGCTCTCAGGAGCGGTATGACAGGCGGCTCTGGGTACACGCAACACGTCTCGTCTGATACCGGCGACTACGGCCTCGGTGGCGGCCCTGCCACGGTCTACGGCAAGTACTTCTCCGGTGGCGGTCGCGGACCAGCGCGTCCGGTCATCAAGTGGGGTAGCGGCGAGTCGAGAGAGTTTCAGAAGTTCGCCCACCTGTGGCTGCACAACGCGCTTGACGTGGCGGCGGGTCACTGATGGGCCTGGTCGGCGTAGAAGCCGTGTTCGCGGCCATGACGACGAAGCTGCAGACGGACATGCCGGCCAAGGTAACGGCGTTGAACGCGATCTACGCCGACGCCTTCGCGCTCACGGAGATCCCCGCCGAGTCCTACTACGACTACGTGCCTGGCGTTGAAGGCCCCACGTTCGGCTTTCCGGCGATCATCCTGCGCGACGAGACCGCCAAGGGAGACCCCGAACAATCGAACCCGGCCCTGCAGGTGGTGCGCTACGCCGTCACCGTGGTCGTGGTCGTGCTCGGCAGTGACGCGGAGGACCTCACCAAGCGCCTGTGGCGCTACGACCGGGCCGCCAAGGAGATCCTGCTGGCGCGCCACTCGCTCGCCCCGACCTGCACCACCTGCGTCTACGACGAGACCACCAACAACCGCGTCACCGACCCTGACTCCGGCGACTTCCTGCAGGACAGGGCCAGTCGCTTTTTCATCACGACCGCGGAGACGACAGCATGACAACTCGACGCATGTTCAAGGCCACCACGGGCTTCAACTGCCCGGCGACTCCGGAGGACCTGGCGAAGGCCAAGGCCGACCACACTGACCCGACCATCGTGTGGAAGCGCGTCGAGAAGGGCGCCAAGCTTCCTGACCCCGGCCCCGAACTGCTCAAGTCGTGGCGCGCGAACAAGTGCGTGAAGGAGGTGAAGCAGCGTGGCTAACTACGGCCTGCCCGATCTCGACTTCGTGCTCTACCGCGGCTACGACGTGACCGGCATCGTGCTCGGCATGAGCGACGAGATCGACAACCCGATAGAAGACCGCACTGCTGCCAGCAGCAAGGTCGCCGTGAGCGAGTTCGTCGGCACGCAGTCCGGGACCGTCGAGATGACGGGCTTCTACGACTCCGTTCTGACCACCGCGTTCGAGGCCTCCGTCGACAATGCCCAGGCGGTTCTCATGTACGCCATCGAGGGCAACGTCGTGGGCCACTACGTGGGCTGCGTGGCGCGCGCCCTCAAGAGCCACTACGGCAGGTCCATGGAGAAGGAGGGCTTGCACAAGGGCGCCGTCGGCTTCCACGCCAACGACGTGACCTTCACCATCGACCGCGCGCAGCTCGTGGCGGTCCTTGCCACCCGGACGACCGCCGGGCACACGCAGGCGACCTACGCGGACGGCCTCGCCCAGACCACCGGCGGCGGGCGCTGGTACGTCGAAGTCACGGCGCTCACCCTGGGCGGCTACACGAACGTCAAGGCGCAGCTCCAAGACTCCGCCGACCATATCACCTTCACCGACGTGGCCGCCGGCGTCGCCACCTTCACCGCGATCGGCGCGCAGATGGTCGCCTTCACGGGCACCGTCAAACGCTACCTCGCCTGCGCCTGGTCCTACACCGGGTCGGGAACTTCGCCGTCCGTGACCTTCGCGGCGGCCCTCACCAAGTACTGAGAAAGGAAGTGAGCTGACATGGCCAACTACGGCCCCGACGATGGCATCCTGACCTACGCGACCAAGGACATGACGAATCAGATCACCACGACCCTGCCGGCGGTCGAGCAGGCGAACGAGACCGACGATTTCACGCCGCTCGGCTCGGCCATCCAGCGTCAGATCTACACCGGCCTCACCGACTATGGCCAGATCCCGGTGGGCGGCCCCTTCGACGACACCGCCACCACGGGTTCCGATGCCGTCTTCGGCGGCGCGGCGCGGGCGAAGACCTACGGCGCCCTCGTCATCACTTGGGGCGGCGCCAAGACCACGACCTTCAGCCAGGTCGGCATCGCCAACTACAAGCGCGCCATCACCAAGGGAAACATCAACGGCTACGAAGCCGTGATGTTCCTCGGCCCCGGCTGCACCGTCACTGAGGCCTGAGATGGCCTTCGTTGACGAACTCCCAACGCGCCAGCTTGCCGTGCCCGGCGAAGAGGGCGAATGGTTCGAGGTCCGCGAGCTGTCTTGGCGCGAGCTCGACGAGTGCCGGCGCGAGCAGGACCGCAAGTTCATGGGGCGCGTGCGCGAGATGCCGGCCGAACTGCTGAAGACGGTCGGCGAGATGGAGGCCGGCACTGCGCCGGAGACGCTCGGCGGGGCTGGTCCCGAACAGGTCGCCGCGGTCGAAGCGATGCGCGAGGAGAACGCTCGCCTCGAGGCCATCGAGTCCTTCGACCGCGAGACGCTCGTCACCAAGTCCGTCGTCGGCTGGAGCTACGAGCGCCACTTCCAGGCGACCCTGCTCGGCAAACTCGACGAGCACACCTTCACCTGGCTCTTCGAGGAGATCGCCGCCCTGTACGTGGAGGGCGATGCCCAGAGAAAAGCCGTCTCCGCGGACTCTATGAGCACCTAGAGGACCACCACCGCCCATGCCCCGACGCAGCCTACATCGACGCCATCTGCGTGGCCTTCAGTTGCACGCCGCTGGAGGCCATCCGGCAGCCGCCATTGCTCACGAGGGACGTGCTGGAGGCGCGCGGCTTCACGGCTGCCTACGAGGCTGTGACCACGCCGCAGGAAGAGGGCGAAGCGGCGCCTTCGGGGCCGATGGTGGATGAAGTGATGAAGCTCGTGCGTGAGGACTACGACAGGAAGCAGGAGGCAAGGCGTGGGCTCTGAGACGCTGAGGTTTGTGGTCAAGGCCAAGGACGAGGCCTCGCGCGTCCTGCGCGGCGTCGGCGGGTCCATGAGCGCGCTCGGCAAGATGGCCAAGGTGGGCATGGCGATCGCGGCGGTCGGCGTCATGGCTCTCATGGCCGCAATTGCTGGTCTCATCGGCTTCCTCTTCAAGGCCAAGGCCGCCTATGAGAGCTGGATGGGCGACCTGGTCAAGTTGAAGCGCATCCCCGGCCTGACCGCCAAGGGCGCGTCCGTTCTCGCCGGGACCCTGAGGCTCTGCGGCGTGGAGGCGGGCAAGGCGCAGATTAGCTTTGGGTTCTTCGCCAAGGCGCTCGACACGGCACGCCAGGGAACCAGCAAGACGGTGACGCCATTCCAGCGCCTGCATATCGCGCTTAAGGACTCACACGGCCGCTTGCGCACCCTGTCGGAGCTCCTGCCCGTGGTGCGCACCCGGCTCTCGCACATCACAGACGTCTCTCGCCGGGCGGGCATCGCGTCCAAGCTCTTCGGTAAGGCGTATCAAGACATGCTGCCGTGGCTCACCAAGGGTGCGAAGAAGATCCAGGAGTACGCGAAGTTCACCAAGTCGCTGGGCATGGAGATGGGAGCCAAGGCGCTCAAGAACTTCAGCGCCTACCGCGAGAATCAGAAGAAGATGTCCTTCGCCTGGGAGGCGATCAAGATCAACGCCTACGGTGCCCTCGTGCCCATGATGAACCTGCTCGCCGGTCCCGTCGTCAGGGCGCTTGCGAAGGCCGCCGGCTGGATGGGCAAGTTCCGCCGCATCTCCGAGAAGAAGGGCCTCAAGACCGCCGCCGAGCAGATGATACCCGGCTTC